TCGACACGGACATATCCTCTGTATCCGGTTCAGACGATACCCTTGCATCAGCAAAGGCAATCAAAACGTATGTTGATGCACAGGTTACGGCGCAAGATCTCGACTTTCAAGGGGACAGTGGAGGGGCACTTAACATTGATCTTGACTCAGAATCCCTTACTATTGCAGGTGGAACTGGGATTGATACCAGTGGCTCAAGTAATACGCTTAGTGTCGCAATAGATTCTACTGTTACAACCTTAACTGGTTCTCAAACATTAACTAATAAAACACTAACTGCTCCTGTATTATCTGGCTCTTCTTCTGCGGCAGGTTCTATACTGTTTAAAGAGGACACTGATAATGGTACAAATGCAGTTACATTGATAGGACCAGCTTCTACAGCAGATGTTACTGTAACTTTACCAGCGGCGGCTGATACGCTTGTAGGTAAGGCCACTACAGATACTTTAACAAATAAAACTATAGATGTAGATAATAACACTGTATCTAATATTGAAGTTGATAACTTAAAGTCTGGCGTTTTAGATACTGATTTAAGTTCCGTATCTAGCTCTGACGACACGCTAGCTTCTGCTAAAGCAGTTAAAGCATATGTCGATGCACAAGTAACAGCGCAGGACTTAGACTTCCAAGGAGATTCTGGTGGAGCACTTTCAATCGACTTGGACTCTGAAACTCTTGATATTGCTGGCGGTACTGGCGTTGATACTTCTGGATCAGGGAATACTCTGACGGTTGCTATTGACTCAACAGTAACGACACTTACAGGATCTCAGACTTTAACTAATAAAACATTGACTGCGCCTACACTATCCGGTTCATCTTCAGCGGCTGGATCAATTCTGTTTAAAGAAGATACAGATAATGGTACAAATGCTGTTACGTTAATCGGTCCAGCGTCAACGGCGGATGTTACAGTAACCTTACCTTCTTCAGCGGGTACAGTAGCCTTAACGTCTGACATACCCTCTGCTGGTATATCCAGTGGTAATGTAGCAACTTTTACATCTGGTGCGGCAGATAACGATTTCTTGCGAATAGATGGCACAGCGATAGAAGGTAGATCCGCTTCAGAGGTGCTCTCTGATATTGGAGGTCAGGCCGCTTTATCATTTGGTATTTCAAATACTAATATTCCTATCTTTACAAGTGGTGTAGCTGACGATGACTTTTTAAAAGTTGCAGGGACATCTATAGAAGGTAGATCTGCCGCAGAAGTTTTGTCGGATATAGGTGGCATAACTGCATCATCAACAGATACCCTTACGAATAAAAGTTTAACTGCTCCTACATTAACAGGATCAGCTTCTGCCGCAGGATCAATTTTATTTAAGGAAGATACCGACAACGGTACAAATGCAGTAACTCTTATTGGCCCTGCTTCTACTGCTGATGTAACAGTAACCTTACCATCTTCCGCAGGTACAGTGGCTTTAACATCAGATATTGCGTCTGCTGGTATTTCTAGTGGAAATGTTGCAACCTTTACATCAGGTGCCGCAGACAATGACTTTTTACGTATAGATGGTACAGCGATAGAAGGACGTTCTGCCGCAGAAGTATTATCAGACATTGGCGCATCAGCAGTAGCTGGTAGCTCAAGTATTGTCACAACGGGTGCTTTGGATGCTGGTTCTATTACGAGTGGATTTGGTGCTATAAATAATGGTGCAAGTGCAATCACTACTACCGGAGTCATCACAGGAGGCACTGTAGAGGCCACAGCGGATACTTCTGCTGGAGATAATGCCGCTATAGGGTATACAGC